ATACCACTTGAGTTTGAAGCTGGACTGCCGCCAAAGCCGTACTGTCTTTGGGCTTGGAAGTATTGTTGATACTGATTAGGTTTAGGGTTAACTAAGTCATTGAACTGGTTACTCATACCTAACCATCTATTAGCTTGTGAGGCACCTCTAGCTTGAGCAGCTTGTCCTGATAGCTTAGCAGCAGTACCAGCGATATTACTCATACCAGTACCGATACCTCTACCTGTCTCAGCATACTTCTGAGGTAACTGACCAATAGTCTCAGCCATACCTAAGTCTGTGGCAGCTCTGCCTCTATAAGTATCAATCATGCCTTGAGCTTTATCTAAACCAGCGTATTGTGCTTCTAAGTCTTGCATCTCTTGAGCCTTACGAAGAGCTTCAATGCGACTAGCACCTCCAGTAGAACCAAGCATACCTTGAGCCAGTAGTCTATTCTCTTGGTCTAATCTAGCTTGTTCTTGTTCAGGAGCGTATAAAGCCTTCTGCATCTCATAGAACTTCTTACCAGCAGCCATAGGGTCTGCTTCCATTCCAGCAATGTAGCCTCTTTGTTTCTGAGCGCCTCCTAAAGCAATGTCATACTCTGACTGCCAAGGTTCTGATAAACCCATAGTAAGTTTACGGCCTTCTTCATCATAAGTAGCTTCACCAAAAGCACCTTCAACATCCCAAGGTAATGACCTTTGATATGCTAACTCAGCTTGTCTCTCGGCAGCCGCACTAGCCGCTGATTGAGCTTTAGCTGCTTTATTCTGACCAATTAAACTAACTCCTGCTCCAACCGCAACTGTAGGACTAGGCATCTTGAACCTCCTTCTTTAATTCTTTAACTGACTCACCATAGAGTCTCCATATATGTACTGACATTTCTCTACCCCACTTTCGACCACCTATTAAGGCAGCGCATAAAACAAACAGTTGGTAAAGCTCAGCTCTTAATACATAAGCCTTCTCAACATCATTAACTTTCTTCTCTTTCTCAAAGACATTAGCTGTATGCCACTTGAGTATTATAGTATTCATCATAGGTGCTATGTCTCTTTGATTGACAGCGTAGAACGGATTCAAAGGCATATCTACCATTAAGAAGGTAAACACATCATTAACGTCCTCGTCTTCAATCTTATTATCTTTATCAATTAAGTCATCCCACAAGTGAATAGCTTTAACCATATCTAAACAAAACACTATAGCATTAGAGTTACCTTGTAGCCAGTAGCTTAGGTTCTCTCTGAATATAGGTAATTGTTTATCTACGTCTTTCATTAAGCTGTTCTCTTCCACATATATACAGCGATGTATGGAGGTAAGTTATTATGTGCTGTGTCGCTACCTGTTGCTGAAGATAAGCCAACTTCTGCATTACCTGTACCTGGTCTCATTACATAAGACTGATAAGTAGAACCACCTTGTGTAGCTATCTCTGATACCGTGTTAGAAGCAGTAATATCACCTGACTCAGCAACTGTACCATTATCAACAATAAAATGCTGGTGGGAAGGTAATTCAGCTTCAGTTAATGAATGTGTCTTAGAGCCACCTGTTTCTTCTACAGTATCAAAGTCAGTGTCGCTAGAATCAAGACCAATTAACATCTTACCTGCTGCAAAAGCAACCCAAGTAGTTCCGCCTATCGCTGCAACAACCGCTGCTGAATCAGCGTAAGCTGTAACTGTAGTGAATATAGCACCTACTGGATACACCGCTGATAAGTCAACAGCAGCTACAGCTGTAGTCACATAAGCAGTTGTAGCTACCTGTGTAGTATTAGTCCCTGCGGTCGCTGTGGTAGCACTAAATGACTCAGACGCTGAACCATTAAGGTCTGCCTTAGTATTAACTGCTGTTTGTACTGCTGTAAACTCAGTATTAAAGTCTGAACCTGAAATAACCTTGGCTGGGTTTGAATCTGATAAAGCATCTTTTCCTGACCAGGCTACTGCGATTGTGTAATTACTCATCGTATTTTCCCTTGTTTATATAATAATGTCATGTCTTGTAGTGAAGCTACGTAACCGTTAGTCTCAGCACTCATTTCAATCTGTAAGTGTTTAGCACTTCCTGTTAATGGGACATTGTATTCTTTTAATCCGTATAAAGGCGTATATTTAGAAGCACCGTATAAGGAAGTAGAAGCTCCATATAAAGACACAGTTCCTGTAGTTGTTGGATTTAACAAGAAAGATTGTGTTTTAGAAGGCGTTAAGCTAAAGTCTTTGTACCACTTAACACCTACGCTAGTGCCAGAGCCTCCGTTGATAACTGCTTTCATTTTCTTTAATAAAGAAGCTACTACGGAATCACCTAAGTTAATCCAGATGGTTTTGAAACTTCCAGTATAAGAAGCAGAAGTGTAAGTACCTCCATTCACAAAGTCTTTATCAAAGTAACCCTCGTACGTTGCAATAGAACCTTCTTGTTGTCCTATCAAGAAACCTCTCGATTCTGTATAAAGCATAGAGGAAGGTTCCCTGTCTGAATCAAAAGACCAAGTTGTTACACGTGGTGTTTTATTAGGTGTCCAGTGTTTCATATCAAAGACGTAGGTGATGTTTAAGTCAACAAACGACATAACATAAACACCTTCATTCTCTACATAGCAAGCCTTGACATTAGAGCTTTGGGATATGTTTCTAATTAAAGTATCTTTGATATTAGATGAATAATCTTGTAAAGGTACTTTATCTACTTCAGTTGTTCTACTTAATGACCTTAGTCCAGTATCAGATAAGAATAACAAATCATCACCAACAGCTTGAATGGAATCCCTAGACGTACAACCGACACCTCTAATTACTTCATCTAATTGCATATTAGAAGGGTCTTGAGGACCATCGTAGATAGCAATATTACTCTTACCAAAGATAACTAACTTACCGTAGAAAGGCTCAATAGCTACAATCTCATCAGTACCCCACACAGTCTTTAAATCAATAGTACCAGCTGAAGAGCCGTTCCACTTATGAGCATCTAAAGTATCTGAGTAGAATAAAACATCTTTCTCTTCCGTAATACCACCTACCCATAACCTACCATAATAACCTGTACCACAGCTAGGGTTAAAAGTAGTGACTCCCGAAGGAGCGTTGTAACCAGAAACGGAAGGAAGTGCTGTCCATGTACCTGCGTCATATTCTACTGGTATATGTCCAGCTTGAACACAGTATAACTCCCCTTTAAAAGGAATCAGCTGCCAATCAGAAGCTGTACCTCCAGTAGCGAAAGCGGAAGTCCAAGGAGTACTAGGACTAGTGAAATCAACCGTGTACATATTAGTCCCTACAGCAGCGAGTATAGTTGTACCTACTTCTCCTATAGCTCCTATCTTAGCTGAGGTCTTTAATACGTTCTGTTTAAGACCTTTACGGAAAGAGATACGTCCAGACTCTCTAAGCACAATATTGTTAGCGGAGGCTAACCAACTAGAATCCAAGGTAGTAGGGTTTGCTTGAGTATTAAGCCCATTAATACCTATGTTATCCAGCGGTTTGTATGATAACTGTTTAGCCATTATTTAATAAACCAATCTGTTTCATATTGAGTATTGCCACTATCTCTAATGACAGCCTGATTAAGAGATTCACTAACTTCAGCAGCAATGACACTTGTTTGTGTACCGCCATCTTCACCTCGTTCAGCTACAGCCCTAGCCCAAGCACCTAGGATAACTGGTTTCTCAGGAAGTTTCAGTGTAGTTGAGGCTGTCTTTAACTCATCTTGAAACTTAACTATATCAAATGATAGAGTTTGTGCTGAGTTAGGGATAGGTTCTAAGTCTACCTTCAGGTTGTTTGAACTATCAGCTCCGTTAAAAGCATAGTACAAAGGGTCTCCTGAATTAGAGGTAGGGTACTTAGTAGAGTTAATGTATTGTCTTGATACCTGAACTAGATGAGTACCTTGTGATTGGTCAATTACATCCATAATCTTAATCTCTTGGCCAGAAGCTAAGCTATAGTTTCTAGTACCTGATACAGTTGTAATATCCACAGTCTCTCGTAGAACAAGCCAG